TGGACATCCACACCGAGTCGGGCAGCGTCAATCTGTGAGCGATTGGCAATCTCTTGCTTGCGAAGGTCGAGTTCATCGGCCTTGGTCGCTGCCATGATCTGCATCTCCTGCTGCTTGCGCTGCAGTTCTGCCTGCTTGAGTTGTGCATCAAGTTGAAGTTCAGCCTGCTTGACCTGCGCTTCCATCTGGATTTGCTGCGCTTTGAGTTGCAGTTCCTGTTGACGAAGTTGCAGTTCTTGCTGCTGCATCTGCAGCACAGGGTCTTGTGCCTGTTGCTGAGCCTGCTGTTGTTGAACCTCCTGCTGATCTTTTTGTAGCAGTTTGGCTGCAGCCTGAGCAGAGAGGCGCGATATCTGTACCTCAACGGCTTCAGGCAGTTTGGTGTCTTCACCATTCTCTTGCGTCGGCGGTAGTGCTGCGCCGAGTTGTTCTTCGATCTCTTTGCGGTACTGGAAGGCGATGTGCTCCATGATGTGCGCCATAGCAGCGCCCATGATCTCTTGCGCCTTCGGGTTTTGACCGATCATCTGCCGCAACTTCGGGTCTTGCATGGCAGAGTTATGTACCATCAAGTGCGCCTCGTGATCCTGATAGATGAACGCCTTGGCAGGTTTGCCATTCAAGATGTCCATGTTCTCGGTCACAGGGTCTTTGGGCTTGGCGTCCTGTGCAGGCGGGATAATCTTGTCAGCGTTTTTCACGCCAAGCGTTTCGATCATTTGCCTGTGCAGATACTGCATGTCATAGATATTCGGCGCGGTCTGCGATAACTGCAGCACGGCTTGGTACTGCACGATCTTCTGCGACATCGTAGCCGCGTTCGGATCACTGACCGGAATGACATCGACATCGTCGTAGTCAGCCCTTTTGGCCTTGCGATCACCGACTTCCGGCTCGTACGAGTATTCTTCTGGCGTGTTGTCACGAATGATCGCAGCAAGGAGTTTGAACTCTTGCTTCATCGTGTAGTAGATACGCGCCTGCACCGCCGTCATAACTTTGAGAACACGCTCAAGCACGGCAAGCGTCGTACCCACCGGAGCCTGCGAGGACATGTCGCTGATCTTGAGATCAGACACCGCAGCGAAACGACGACCATCCTCGACCACCTTGTCCATGAGCATGGCAAGGGTCTGGCTCGGCTCCTTGTACGGCAGCGGCAGGATGTTGTCGCGTACCGCACCCGAAGGTACGTCTACGTCTCGCCACTCGCCGGGGGCGATGGGGGTGTCGTCTCCCTTGATACGGAGACCACGTGATTTGAGACCACCCGGAAGGTTGCTAAGAGTTCCTGCGTCGATAAGTTGGCGAAGCAGGGAGGTTGCCGCTTTGGAGTGCCCGCCGATAAGGTGGATAAGTCCGAAATAATAAAAGCCAAAGCCGGGGATATATCCGTAATGGACAAAGTGCTGCCGCTTTGATTTGAGTTTGTCATCTTCTTGCCAGTTGCGGCGTATCGCCAGAACTGTCCCCGTCCCCTTCTCAATCGTCACTACGTACGGTAGTGCAATGCCTGTCTCGTTGTTGTCTTTATCGACATCGGGATAACCCGGCAGGTCGATGTTCACGTGCATCTCAAGCAACTGGAACCGATCATCCATCGTCGCTGAGAAGCCTTGATCCTCTGCCTTCTGCTTCTCCACCTCGTCCATCGTGCGAACCGGATCGCCCAAGTCGATGTCGCGGTAGAAGCCTGCGTACTGCAGTTTGATTAGTTCGTTCTTCGTTTTACGCATGCGATGCGTAACACGCTCGGCACCTTCCAAATTGGCCGCGCCGTACGGCACGATGATGTCTTCAGCCGGGATATAGATCGCTGTCTGCCGATCAAGCGATGGGTCAAAGTAGACCTTCTTGAACGCGTTACCTGCCAGAGCCAAACTCAGCAACATGCGCTCATGCTCTGGGCGGTATTCCTTCATCACCTCGGTCAATTGGTAGTTCATGTCATCAGCGACACGCACAGCCGAGTCTTTCTTCTCTGGAGTCTCCTTACCAACGATCTTGGCTTTGACCGGCCCTGCGGCAGGGAAGGTCTCCATGATGGTCTCGGACTGGAACTTGACGGCTGACTCCATCAAGAGCGGGTGGTATACACCACAGGCACCGGGCCAAGGCTCAGTACGCTCCTCGTACCGGATACCCAGAATCTTTAAGCCTTTGACGTAGGTATCCAGCCAGTCCTTGCGCGAGGCTAAGTCCTGCTCGTACTGCCCGATCAATTCGCCAGCAAGGGAGCCTAGTTCGCCCTCGCTCATGAAGTCAGCGAGATTGGCGTCAAAGTCTTCGGCGCGAGGCTCGGACTTGACCATCTCAACGACCATGCCATCAACGCCGATAGCCACGCTCTCTGGGTCTTCGATCATAATCTCAATCGGCTCAGGGGGAGCAAGTGCTTCTAAACCCTGCGGAGCCTGCATCAAACTTTTATCGACAGCCATTTAGATTCTCCTAGTAGTATCGCGCTGACGCATTCTTGCGGCTCTTAAACCACTTCATCGGTTCTGGCTCGTCAGTGGGCAGGCGTATAAAGCCGCCCTGACGGAAACGCAAAAGAGCCAACGTGGTCGAGTCCACCAAGTCGTCGTTCGTGCCAGACGGGAAGTCGTTGCACTCTTCAACCACCTCCCAAGCCCAGCGCCTATCAGGCACCCAGACTATACCCGCAGCAAACAGGTCTGACACAGCATTTACTCTGCTGATCTTGTCTTGTCCCTTGGACGGGGTGAACTCGCTAAGCGGCACGCCCATCCGGCGCATCTCTTGATATAGCGCCGCCCCGTTGGACTTTTTCTCCACGATAAACGAGTCGGGGTTCCACTCCTTGTACTGCTCCAGCACCAACGCCTTTAACTCAGGGAACTCAAGGCGCTCCTTGATGGCATTGAGCAGGATCAGGTTATAGTTCTTAGTCTCCTCGTTGAAGAAGACACCCCACGTAGTCAGGGCGTTAAAGTCGGAGCGGTTAGTTTTCTCCTGTGCCGCATCAAGGCTCATTATCAGGTGCTCACACGGCGGCGGGTCTTCCTTCTCCCACACCTGCCACCACTCCCGCTTGATGAGCGCCCCCTCCTCCGAGGTCGGCTGCTGCATGTACTGTGCCTGCCAATAGCGCACATCCATGCTGGCCTTTTTGGCAAGGAGTTCTTCTAGTGTCCAGAAGTCAGGCCATAGCGGTCTATCGTTCAAAATGGCTGGAAACTCGACTACTTCCCACTGATCGGCGTCCTCATTTTTGATCATGTGGTCGGTAATCTTGCCGGTCAAATCCATCTTTGACCAACGGGTCATCACCACGATGATCGCACCGCCCGGCATCAACCTTTGGACTGGGCCTGACTGGAACCACTCCCATGCTGGCTCGAAAACGTCGGCTCGGCCTTGTTTTGCTTCCTGCTCAGAATGAGGGTCATCAATAATGAATAGATCAGCGCCGCGACCGGCCAGAGCACCACCAACACCAATAGCAAAATACTCGCCATTAAAGTTAGTACCCCAACGAGAAGCACTTTTACTATCTGCTTGAAGTTCCACAGTCGGGAAAATGTCGTGATAAAGGTCTGACCCCACAAGATTGCGAACCCTCCGACCGAAATTAACTGCCAAATCGGCAGTGTGAGAGGCCATGATGACCTTTTTATGCGGATATTTGCCCAAAAACCACGCAGGAGCGAGGTAACTGATCATTTCGCTCTTGCCATGACGCGGAGCGATGTTGACGATGACCCTTTTTCGCTTACCCGCAGCGATATCCTCGAAAATTCCCGCTAATTTCCGGTGGTGCGGCCCTACTTTGTAGCCGGGATACACGTGAGCGATGAAATCCAAGAAGGAATCCTTGCCAACGGCACGGGTACGCTCAGCCTGATACGTCCTTAGCAACTCCAACGTGCGCCGTTTCTGCTCATCGGGCATCGTTGGCAGCGCCATACGCAACGCTTTGAGTTTTTCAGGAGTTAGTTGGGGCAGTTTCATCAGGTAGCAGGTAGTCTTCGGGGTTTATATCGCCATTATTATCGTCAACTACGCTGTACTCGATGCCTTCCAGCACCTGAAGAAGTTCTTTTTCAACTTCTTCAATGGGTTTTACTAAATGAGTCGTCTCAGTACGCCGTTTGAAAGCGTCTACGCCGTCAATTTCGCCTAGTTTTGCGACGGCCTGCATCTTAAGTTTGTTGTCTTTAGTGTGTTCTATCTCATAAACAAGTTTGTTTATGACGTAGTTCTTTAGGTCAGACAATTCTTTGACGATGGCACCGTTAGAACGGTAGACCAGACCCGATAAATACGCAGTAAATTCGTCCGAGTGCAGGGCATATTCAGGCCGTGCATCAGGGTCTTCCATCATTTTTCTAGCCATTTCCTCGGCAGCATCCTTTTCTTCGTCAGTCGGGATGATGGGCTGGCCTGTCAGATCGGATACGAGTTTTATAGTACGTACCCGCATGCTCAGTTCTTCAGCCGGAGTCAACTCCGGCAACGCTTCAGCCGCGTTAGCGGGAAGCGGAACGTTGTCTTCGATGTATGGAACGAGTGTCTGCATGGGCCTCAACCCAAGTAATAGTCGTTATATAAAGGAATCTTAAGGTTCCATCAAGGGGGGGTTTTCTATATGAAGGGGGGTGGGGTACGAACATTGGAGAAATGTGGGGTGATTTGTGTGGATTAGGATGTATAGAGGATTGCTGGGACTCCTAAACCTAGCGACGGGGGTGGCTACCGGTGGGGTCGGCTAGGCCATGGCCTCGCACACCGTGTGGGCTTGAGTTCGCGCCATTTTTTGCCTGCCGTCTGATCTGACACCGTCAGAATCGTGGTGTGGTATAATGGAATCACAGTAGACAATCTGCTGTCGCGATACCCGCCGCGTCCTGCGGGGTTCTTTGGAGTATCACTACCATGGCACAAGCCAACACGGTTGCGGACACCGTCAAGTCCGTTCTGGCCCCGTCCATCGCTGACGGGATTTCGGGTCTGGGTCGCGAGGTCGGCGGTCATACCCGTGCGGATCGCACCAAGTGGGCGAAATATCGGGGTGAGTTCGCAAGGCTCACGGCGGAGTTTCCGCGCACCGATTCGGGCGCGTTGGATCGCGAGTCCGAGCAGTGCGAGGAAGCGCGGAACCTGTTCATGGCGGCGGCGATTGTCTCGCTGACCGAGGGTTCCGAGTATGACCGGCCACTGCACAAGTCGGGCGACGATGAGTTCCACGTGCCGAGCGCGGATCGTCCGGCTAACTTCAATCTGACGGGGCGCAACGCGGTTGCGATGGATCGCGCTAGCCTCGCCAAGTTGCCGAGTCTGACCGAGAACCCGATGGGCATTCGGCGGTTCGTGGAGTCTACCCGCAAGACGGTAACCAACACGGCGACCAAGGCGTGGGGGCGGTTCTTCGAGGCTGACTTCGTCGAGCGGTCTGGTGGTCGCGGTGCTGCCCAGTCTGTCGAGGAATGGATCGACGGTCTCGCCAAGCCGATGATCGCCAAACTCGGCAAGGCTCGGACGGACGGCCGCAAGGTCGCGACAAACGACGGTGCGAAGAAGGCTCTCGCGCAGTTCCGCAAGGCTCTGCTCGGGTAATCCAACGGGGCGGGGCGGCGTGAGCCGCCCCTGCTCTGACATTGTCAGCGAGGTGTCACGCGATGATTGTCTACACAGTAACGTCAGAATCAATGCTCGGCACGGACGTTCGGGAATTCGATTCGACACGACAGGCGGTTTACTGGATTGGCGTTCTAATCCGAAACAAGGTTCCGTACCGATTAGAGTTCCGCTACGAGAACCGACCAAAGCAACACGAGTTCAGATTCTGAACCACGCCCCGACAGGGTTCGCCTTGTCGGGGCTTTTTTGTGCCCGAACGGCCTCGGTTCACGCCGTGAGGCCAGTTCCTACGAAGCCAGTTCTACTGGATACCAGTTCTTAGAAACCAGTTCCTAGGGAAAAGGGTAAAGCCGAAGGGCAAGGTGAAAGCGTATGGCGAAGGCGAAAGCCTAATTTTTACCAACCGCCTTGGTATGCCCAAGGCTACCACATAACTTTTTGAAAGTCAACACTCTGACAGTGTCAGACTGTTCCGTATCTGTTCCACACGTGTTCCAGAGTCGTGGAACACGCAAGCCTTTGATAAATAAAACAAAAACACGGTTTGTTCCAATGTTCCACGTTTTCCAAGAGGGGCTAAGGGGACAAAGTTAGATACCGTTCATGGCACGCCGCAAGTTTGTAAATAAAATTTTTTCGGCAATCCGTATCCCCTATTCCCAAAACTGTGGAACATGGAACACTTATACTATTTTCTGTTCCATAATATAACTTCTTCTTCTTTCTTCTTCTTAATAATCAATAACTTACTACACTCGCTTACACTACGGAACGTCGCACCCGTGAAGAATATTACAACTTTTTTTTGTGGAACACGCTGGAACATCGGAACACTTTTGCGGAACATTACCCCCCAAGCCATCGCTAACGCAATTGGATTACCACGCCGACACAATTACCGGTGTGTTCAGGCACACACTTAGTTCTGACATTGTCAGAGCAACACTTATACCACGCTGACACGTGCGGCCAGAGTGACCACTAAATTCCAAAATCTTTTCGCTCGGCAAGCCCATCGCCGTTGCCTCATCCACTTGATTAAGTTGTCAAGTTTTGTTATACTATGTATAGAATGGAGAGAGCGAGACGGGCCGGAAATACTCATGACTCTGACACTGTCAGAACATGAACCTGCCAAGCACCTACAACGTAGAAAACGGAGGCAACACAGCATATGTCGCAGAATGGTATGGAAAAGTTATGCACGAAGTGTTGGGCGAAGCGCGTACCGCATGCCCGTAGCATGGCGGGTTTCGATACCTGCCTACCCTGCGGGGAGCGCGAGGCACGCAAGCGCAAGCACACCATCGTGCCGTTGCACAAGTCGAACTACATCGTTCCTGCTAACGCTGACGAGGTCAGAGGCATCAACAACAAGGGAGGGTTTTACCGATGAGCGTGGTTAATTATGTTTATGTGTTGTTGCGTGTAAGCGACGAGGGCTATGGGTATGACGCTGATTACCCCATAGAGGCAGTGTTCCGCAACATGGAGGACGCGCAGCAGTATCGCGATGACTTGGTCGCGCAGATGCGTGAGGACGAGGATATCAGCGAGGACACCGACGAGGACGAGGTGTTTGAGATCGTTAGCCGTCCGTTGGTCAACGCCGTTGGCGAGGAGGTGTGAGGTGAGAGTTAAATTCTACGTCGGAGAGATGAGGTCGGATCACGCCACCATCCACGGGCTGACTGAGGAGGTGCATTTTCTGACCAGACTCGACTACGTGGTGACTGCACATGGCGATAGGGAAGTTGCCAACATCGACACCATGCTACGGGCTTCAGACAAGGAGTTCATTCGTT